ATATGCACCGATTTTCTCAACTGTAGTGTTATCAGCAGTCATATCGAAATCTGATTGACCTAATGTAGCACCTTCAGCTTTGTTTGCAGTACCATCTGAATACCCAGATTCTTTTACGAATCTTACAACATCAGAATTAGTGGTACCTTGTGGAATAATAGATCTCATGTGAACTGCTCTTGTAGGATCAAATTTATATCCAGGAACACGATCAGCTGGTACAACTTCACCAGTAAAATCAGCATTCATTGTCATGTCAGCTTTTAATATAAAGCTAGCAGATCTTGCTGATCCATTTCTCATAGAATCTAGAGCACCCTCATTAATGCTCTTTACTAAACCACCTTTAAATGATTTATCTTCAACTTGTGTACTTAATGAATCGAAGTTTTTTTGTTGTTTTACTTCTAATGCATCAATTCTCTCGTTGAATTTTTGGGTAAGATTGTTTATTTCACCTTTTAAAGTTTCATCCATCTTCCCATCGGCACGATTAAGTACCTGTTCATTAGCTTTTTCAATCTTTTCATCAATGATGTTTCCTAATTGATCAAGCTGTTTTTTTACATTTTCTTCCATTTTAAAAAAACTATTTTAAAGAATTTAACAAATAATTATAAACATCAAACTCTGATTTTTGTTCTACTGGCTCAGTAATTTCTTCAATTGGCTGAGTAGCATCAATGAATAAAGATTTAAGTTTGTATATTTCTGATTCAATAGCGTATCCCATTTCATCTGAGATTTCGCCTTTTCTAATAAGTTTGCAAAGGTTGTCATATCTTTTATAAATATCATCAATCATCTGCGTACCTTTCACACTCATTATTTTTGCCTGATCATTTGCAGCTAATGTTACTGCAGATATTTCAAACAATTTAACTTCTTTTAATTCTCTGTAATTGCCTTTATCCTCTTTTTGAATTGGTAAAATACCAACAGAATTTTCTGTAATTACTCCGGCTTTCATTAATTCAATTACATCTTTACCTAAAGAAGTTTTAGGAATTTCAGCTACAAAAACTAATCCTTTATCATCCTCATACAACTCTTTCATTTTACCGATTGGTTGCATCATATTATGTTGGTATAAATATTTTACTCTGCTTCCATTTTCTTTTATTGTTTTCTGGTAAGCACCACGCATAATAACATCATTGTCTGCATCTTTATTGTTAAAATAAGACCCATAACCTTTTACAATAGAATTTTTTTCATCATAATCTGAAAGTTCTCCTAAAGGTGAAGTTTTGTATATAAAATTCATAATATTAATTTTTTTTCAAATTTAGTGATTTTTTATTTGTTTATTAATCCGATGGAAAAGGTATCATTGAACATCTGCAGTTAATTACATTTCTTGCAGATCCCTCTCCTGGCCTTTTCATATATTCACCACCTACTAAAAATGGTTTGTTAAAATCAACTGTTTGATTATTAGCAAATGCGTGCCACTCTCTCTCTTTACCATCCATTGATGTAATCCACTGCTTTTTTAAATTTCTACCAGCAAATACTTGCAATGCACTTTGTTCAACACCAAAACTTGCAGCTCTGACTGATTCTGTTCTAACTAACCTAAGAGCTTGGTACCTTGAATATTTTGAAAATTGATTTCTCAATATTCTGGCTCTTTCATCAGCACCTAAAGAAACAAAATCAGGATCACTGTATAACCTTTGTGTTATTCTAATTAATGTTTGTTTAGCTGTATTGCTTACTAAAACTACATTAGTTGCTGCAACTTGACTTGCATAAAAGCTAAAAGCAGCACGCCAAATAGAAATGTATTGATCTGTATTTTGCGCTTTAACTTCATACTTTTCATAATTTTTTGCATACCATTTAGCAAACTGCATGCTAACAGATTCATATATATCAATGTAGATTTGTTTAAAAAAATCAAATTTAAATAAAGATTGGTAATCTGGATTTCCAGTTTCAATAAAATTATCTACTCCTTTGAAATATTCTTTTTGATAATATTTTTTGATTTTAGGCGTAATTTTTTTTTCTGCAATTGATAATTGTTTGGCATAATCATCACGCCACTGTTTTACTGATTTTTGTAGCATTAGTCATTTCTTATTGATTCCATTTTTTTTATGGCCCAATTCACACCGCTAGTACCACCCCATAAATTCCAAGCCACATAACCTCTGTCTTTCCAGGGCGTGTCTTTAAATTTTGGATCTACAGTTGAGTTTTTTTTATGTCTATTAAATGCAGCCATTCTACCAACAGTATCTCTTGACAATGATTCTCTTTTTGCTAACTGATTTGCTCTTTGCCAACCAACTGCTGTTCCGCCTTTTACTTCATCACCATGTTTATCACGCCACTCCAGCATTCTTTTAGCATTATTAGTTGCAGATTGTGGGTAATCATTAAAACCATCAGCTTTTTTTTCACTTTTAGGTGTTATTTTAACATCAATTTCTTTAGATTCTTCTTTTGCTGGTGGTTGTGGTTCTGGCATTTCAATGTCTGATCCATTTACTGGTAGTAAGTTTGCTGGAATATAAAAATCATTTAACGCTTCATTTTCCTCTTCTGCATAACTCATTGCTTGTCTTTTTTCATTCGGAGTTAACCACCATGCATTTGCCATCTGATCAACAACTTTTTCCATTTCTTCCTGTAATTCTGGAATCACTGAAAAATCAAAATCTATATATATATTTTCACCAAACTGTGGTGCTAACCATCTGTTTAATTCATCCCTAATTTTTAAAAGCTCAGGTATAACAGCGTTTTGATAAAGACCTTTTTTTGCCTCTTTCATATTGTTGTAAGTGCTTGAACTAGTGTTATTTAATAACTGAACTGGCACATTATATATATTACAAAGATCTTTTACGCTTGCATTATATTGCTCAATTAAACTAAGATCTGAAGCAGATAAACCAAAATTAACCCAACTTAATTTTTTTGGAGTAATAATAATATCACCGGCATTATTGCTTGATTGATAATTTGATCTAAATTTGTCCTTTAATTGTTGTGCTTGTGCTTCATTTATATCACCCTCTTCTGACATTAAAACACCTCTAGCCATTTGATTTTGTAAATATTTCACTCCCGTTATTGATGCTTCATTATTAGTGCTCATTGCTCTGAATCCAGCTTTTAAAGGTGATTGCCCATATAAATGTGATCCAGTTCCATCATAATAAGGTTGAAAATCTTTTATATGGCAAACGCAATGTGCTGGTAATTCTGTATGCCCATTGTATTCAATTCTATATCCTTTTACTGGCTCTAATATTCCGCCACTTACAACTTCCATGATTTGTGAGGGCATTACATACAATTCTTGATACTTTCCTGTATTATCTCCTGTTTCTGGTGCTATACCATAAATATATCTGTTGCCAGTTAATTTTCCAAAAGCAACTAATTCTGAAATCCATGACGCATAACTTTGTGCTGGATTAGGCCGATCTAATAATTCATGCAGTTCTGTGTCATTTAATTCAACTAAAGCACTTTTCCTCAACATGCTTGCTTTTTGCATTGAAGTGGCATCGATTAAACCACTAGTCATTGCCTTGTATCTCTTTAAATCATTTTCATTAACTTTCTCATAAACGCAAATAGGTACCGAGGATGCTGCTTTAGTAATTAAATTTACAATTGAATATACAGTTGCATTTTTTCTATACCCCTCATTAATATAATTATCATCATTTTCAGGATTCCATACAACGCTACTCCCTAGAAAATTGTATATTGCTCTGTTATATTCCTCTGCTGTTTGTTTAGTATTTTTTACAATTAGGTTTTTGAACCTCTCAAAGAATGATGCCATCTATAAAATTTTTTGTAAAAATACAAAATTTAAATTCTTTTTTTTAAACAACAAAAAAATCATTTCTGTATTTATATTTAGAATAAACGCAATAACGCAAGGAATCCATCAAGTGATTCATTTTATCGACTGGTTTATTAATTATTGTACCATCCTTTAATTCTTCCCATAAATAGCTCATTTGTTCTTTTTTAAAGTTTTTAGATTCATTAGAAACTATTATTTCAAATTCTTTTAATAAGCTAATACCAGCATTCACAGATCCTTGACCTTTAATTGATGGTTTGGCCCAGACATTCATTTGTCTAAGTTCTTCAATTGATTTAGGTTCTGC